TTACTGACGCTTTAGTTGTTGCTCATTTATGTGCCCTAACCCTAAATAGTGCTCTATATTGGGGTTAGGTTAGGTCGCTGCGCTGGCTGCCCACCCAAACCCTCCGAGGAGGGCTTTAGTAAATCGGTTGGTATAGTCTCCTCCCATTTTCTTATGTTTAGTTGTCGCTCATTTATGTGCCCTAACCCTAAATGTTCGTTTATTAAGGTGTAAATTGAGGAATAGTTGCTGCGCTAATTTCGCTCTTTAACACGCCTTTAGAATTCTTTGAATAGGTATAAGCACCTACTTTGTATTCATTTTCAAACAAACATGTCACTAAATTACTAGAAGTAGTTCGTAAACATTCTTCTAGTGCTATTATCTGAGATTTATGACTAGGAAGTTTGCTATAATGAAAAGCTCCTGTTATACCGGCTGAAGAACCTAAAACATCAATTTTAAATTTCTTTAACAGTTCAGGAAGTCTGTTTTTGTATTCAGTCACAATAACTGACCTTTTCATTTCTCCAGGTTCTAAATGTACTTTAGAAGCAGTATCAACATTACGCCACAATTTTGGAACAGGTGGCTCATTCATAGATTTCATTCCAAGAGTAGTAGATGGAATTGTAGAACCTCCAAAAATTCTACATCCAGAATAATCTCCTGTATTATATAAATAATCTTCATTATATGTAATACCACTATTTGCTACCATAGATTGTTTCAATCTAGGATCGCCGTTCTTAAATTGATATAGATAACCCTGTAAAGGTTGATTATCTATTCTATCAGCAGATAAATCTCCTGCTCCTGCTGAAGCACCTTGTGTTCTATTTTGTACCATTATAGAACTCTTTGCTTGATATACTACCATTTCATTTTGCAATGTCATATACGTATGTATTCTATCAACTGAACCTAATCCCAATTCAGTCTTTACATATAAAGCCAATGCATAAGGTTCAGCAAACACATCATTATCATTTCTCATATAAGAAAGAAAATGATCACCCATTCTCCCTGTTGACATTTGTTCATTTACAAGGTTTAAAAAAGAAATATTATCTACTGTATCGTATCCACCAACAGCTATTACTCCATTTGTTGGATTACGATAACTATATTGAATACTGAAACCAGCAGAACCCAATGCTCCATTTGTTGGTATTTCAGTCTCTTGATTTCCAATTTCTATTCCAGCTTTTCGGAAAAGTGAACGAAGCAATGCTCCTACTAATACCCTTGCAATTCGTTCAGGTTGATAATCTGAATGATACACATATACACAATCTGCATCTGTTACTTGTCCGATACTTTCTCTAGTTAAATGATATCCGTTTTTTAAAGCTGTCTGTTCAAAAAACTTCGTCAATTTGGAAGGTGTTTTAAAATTGCCTGCATTAGTAGCATTTGAAACACCAACCACTTTATATGGGGCAGATACATTTGTTGCCTTCTTTGTAACTTTCCAAGCAGTACGTTTCTTGACTACTTTGTTTTTTCTTGTAAACTTTGTTTTCTTATTGTTTACATTAACGACCTTACGACGTTTAGGTGTTCTTGGGGGTGTTACCATACCACTAGCACTCCGTTTAACCATATCTTTTTTTTTAGTAAAGAATTTGTAAGCCTTTTTACCTAATTTATAACCCGTATAAGCACCAGGTACATCAGCTTGTATAAATCCTAATGTTCCACCTAATGCACCTGCAACGTATTCCATTAAGTAAACTTTTTTTATTAAAATTCTGTTATTTGTAATCTGCGTAATAACGCATTTCTGGTTTCTTCATCTAAATCTGGATACCAATACATTGGATGCAGATTAGATGTTATCCATATTTTTTCTGCTACCAGTGGTGTGGAAGATCCCTTGATTTCCACAAGCACAGGGTACCGATCGAGCCACCGTAATATATGGGCGATGTCGATACCGCCTCGAAATTCATCGATAACAACATGTGGTTGATCTCGATAACCATCCCAGAACTTGGTTCTGGGATCTTTAGGGTAAGCAGTAAAACCTGCTTCTTCCCACGCACGGCGAGATTTTCCAGTGCCAGTTCGCCCTGTGAAGACAAAAACTTGTCGTTCCATAGCAACTGGTGAACTATAGTCAGAAGCGATAGTTCTAAGGGTCCGGTAATGTTGTACTCGTAGATTTGCAGGAATCTCTTCGAGTTTACCGGACTTGGCTTGTTCCCAAACCAGGTCCCAGTCGGCGGCAGAGTTACGACGGTGGGGCTTTCTCCCCAACTCAAACTGGGACTCTGGGACCCGTGTTTCCTCTTTCCATACGTAAGCGTCTGCGGCTTCACTTCTGGAGAGTTCACAATGGGCCTCATTTGAGAAAAGTCGCTTAACAACTCTTCTGGAAACTTCTAAAATTAATTGAATCAAACTTTTATTGAAGATGGCGATAAGTTGCCAGTGCTCATAGTGAGTTCGTCCACCCACTTCTCTCTGCCCTTTGATGTAGGCGAGTGGTTCTGGAATAACCGTTGGGATTGTCCACGAATTGCTTGGGATTGTAAGTAGCCATATGCGGCCCTGTCTTCTTTCGTTTCTTTCATTCTCTTGAGGCATTCTTCAAAACTTTCTTCAGAAACTAGTGGATTTGCTTGATCTTGATCGAAGACAAATTGTTCAGGTTGTACTTTAGGCATATTGTTATGCAAAAACAACCTCTTTATATAGTCGGTGTGGCTGTGTGTGTGGCGCAAGCCACGCCTTCTGATTGGTTGATCTGTGACAACGCAATCTGATTGGTCCATTAAAATGAGACTTTGAGACCCCGCGTCAGTAAGTAATACTAAGGTCTCATTTTTCAAAAGTTCCCTTTGGGTGCTTACTGACGCTTTAGTTGTTGCTCATTTATGTGCCCTAACCCTAAATAGTGCTCTATATTGGGGTTAGGTTAGGTCGCTGCGCTGGCTGCCCACCCAAACCCTCCGAGGAGGGCTTTAGTA